TTGCGGATCCTCCTGCGCTGAATGACGCTTTTATCAGACAGGATATGCCTCTTGAGCGCACGATCGCTGTGACTTCGGAGGATGAGATGCTTCTTAATTTCAATTTCAATTTCAAAGCGACTAGGCCGCTCCCGGTGAGGAGTGTTCCAGGTCTTTGGAGGATCTGATGCCTTTTCCACTCATACCGTTGGCGGCAGCTGGCATTGGTGCTGCTGCATCGATTTTTTCTAACGAGCAGAATATCAGTGCTGCTGAGGATGCTAATGAGCAGAATATCGCTCTCGCTCGGGAGAATCGTGATTGGTCTGAACGAATGTCTAACACTGCTCACCAGAGGGAGGTTGCGGATCTTAAAGCCGCAGGTCTCAATCCGGTTTTGTCTGCAGGTGGTGGGTCCGGAGCGGGCACGCCGTCGTCTGCAGCTGCTCAGGTGGAAGCGCCGAAGAGCTCCGATCGCGGGGCGGCGTTGAGTCAGGCAGCTACTCAGGCTATGCATCGGGAGCTTGTAGAACAGCAGATTAATAAGGTGAAGGCTGATGCGATTTCGTCTGGTGCCGAGGCCGCGGTGGCTGCGGAGAGGGCAAAGAAGGCTGTCGAGGGTCAGTCCGCTAAGAACGATTTTGTTCGGATGCAGACGGCGATTGCTAAGTCTTTAGCGCCTGAGAGGAAGGAAGGTATGAGGGCGAATACGGAAGCTGGAAGTTTGTTGAAAGGAGCTCGTTCGATGATGAATCGGATGGGTTTTAGTTCGGCCTATGAGGCTGCTACCAGTGGCCAGTGGGGTTCTGATCTCTATGATTATTTCCATGGAAAGGATTAAGCAGATGTTCGGTAAAAAGTCGGAAGATTTGGGAGGTGTTGTCGGCCAGGTCGAGCGTGGACCGTTTCATTTGCGGTCTGTGGCTGGTGGTCGTCGGTTTCATCGGAAGTGCGGAAAGGAGTTTGGAGCTGCGAAGCAGGAGTTTCTCGAGGAGGCTGATATCAATCGGATCATGGCTAAGTATCGGCAGACGGGCGTTGTGCAGGTTGCATCTCAGATGCCTCCTCAGTTCGGTGAGGATGTTGGCTTTAAGACTTATGCCGAGGCTCACGAGGCGTTGAAGGTCGCCCAGGAGCAATTCTTGAAGTTGCCTCCTGAGATCCGGCTCGAGCTCGGGAATGATCCTGGTCGGTATCGCGAGGTGTCTTCTCAGGAAGGTCTTCGCGCGGTTGTTGAGCGGATCGGAGCTCGCCAGAGGAAGCGTCTTGAGCAGGCGCAAGCTCTGGTTGCCTCGAACGCGCCGAAGCCGCCCACCCCACCCCCAGGAGCGGATTCTGCTCCCAAGCCGCCGGTAGGCGGCGTCACGCCGTAGGAGGCGTAAGGGCCGGGCTTTTGCCCGGCCCTTTTTTTATTCTGTTTTCAGCTCGTCAATGAGTTTCTCGACGAGCTTTTTCAGCTGGACGATTTCAGGATGATCGCTGGTGTGACCTGTTTCTACGAGTTGGAGAACTCGAGCGTAGGCCAATTTAATTACCAGCCATTTTTGTTTCTCGGTCACGACGCTTTCTCCTTGTTGAGTTTTTCGAGCTTCTCATTGAGCTCCATGATCTTACGCGCTGCCCAATCGGCGATGCGCAGCTTAGCGTTGAGTATTTCGATTTCGGTTTCAGGCTCTTTGTAGGTCTTCTTTTCAGTGCTCATGGATCCTCCTAAGGCCCCCGCCGGAATTGGCGTGGGTTCACGTAAAGCCGAGCGCCCCAGCCCGTAGGGCTGAGCGTTAACGACCGAGCGTAGCGTTAGGGAGTGAAGCGTGGGTTTAAAGCGAAGGCGGTGACCCACCCAAGTACGGCGGCGGCCGTTGGATCTCCGAGCATCGATGAAGACCTATGGAGCCTAACCCTAGTCGTAGACTTAACGCGCTGCGATTGCCATTTGTGCGCGTCTGATAGGAGCTCTTGGAGAGCTCTTAAACGAGGAGTGACCCGAGTGAAATGGTCCGGAGAAATCCGGCCTGGGACAGTTCGTCTCTTGTAGTAACTGTCCCAGCTTTCCTCAAATGGGAAAGCTGTTAAGCTCGACGGAAAGGAGAGCTGTTATGAAACATAGAAAAAGGGTCAGCTACTCGCGAGCGAAGAGAGTGTTCAGACGTGGGGCAAGGACCCACTGGCTGAACGTGCGAGTGTTACCTTCTCGAGGCGGTATCCGGCTGTAGAAAGACGAAACCCCCGGAAGTTGTAGCTCCGGGGGTTTCTTAGATGTGCGGAGAGAGGATCTCCGAACTTATGAACTGTACGAGTCCCAATGTAATGGCGCTTCGCGCTTTTGGCAACGAATTTATTTGCAGTTATAAGAATTTTATGAATCGCCGGTTGGTTTATGAGCCGGGGAAACATTTTCTTGTTGGTTGTAAGCAGTGCACCTGGTGCCGGTTGAACCGGTCCAGGGAGGTTGCTGCGCGGATCCTTCATGAAGTGAAGGCTCATCGCGAGTCGTGGTTTTTTACGCTGACTTACGATGATGAGCATCTCCCTCAGAGTTGTTGTGGTCCTACGCTTGATCGTGAGCGGATTACGCGGCTACGGAAGGATATTGACCAGGATTCACGTCGTGGTCTTTTCGAGAAGTTCAAGGTGTTCGTGGTAGGCGAGTATGGTGATCGGACCAGGCGGCCGCATTATCATGGTGTAGCGTTTTGCGATTGGCCGTGGCAGGTGATCGAGGTTGAGAAGTCCAGGTCAGGGTATGACCAGTATGTGAGTGCCGAGTTCACGAGGCTGTGGCCTGAGGGTCGGCATAGATTGTCGAGGGTGAATTTTGAGCTTGCGGCGTATGCTGCGCGATATGCGCTTAAGAAGCAGACAGGTAAGGATGCGCGTCGGTATGGAGGGAGGACTCCGGAATTTAGTAGCTGGTGTCATGGAATGGGCATGGATCATTTTGCTCGTTTTGCAGCTGATATATACCCTTCTGACGAATGTGTTGTTACCCGTGCTGACGGGAAGCGTTTCACTATTTTGCCTCCCACTCTTTATGATCGGTGGCTCGAGCGGATCGATCCCGAGCTCTTGAAAAAAGTTCGTGACAAACGCATGGAGTCGCGTGATGTCTACAGTGAGGTCGAGTGGTTCGGCCTCGAAAAAAAGATGGAGTATAACCGGGGCGTCGCGAGGACGCTTCAGCGACGTGTGTCGCGAAAGGATTTGTGATGGCGAAGGTGTATGTGATTCGTGATCGTAAGGCGAAGCTTTTTGCTCGTCCTTTTTTCGAACGTGATCATGTGATGGCGATTCGTTCGTTCGAGGACGCGTGCCGTGATGAGAAGTCGTCTTTTGCGAAGTGGCCGGACGATTATGAGCTTCTTTGTCTTGGTGATTTTGATGAGACGACGGGTAAGTTTCATCAGCTCGAGCGTCCGTCTCTGATGGCAGAGCCCAATCAGTTTGTTGCGCCGAAGGCGTGACGAAACCGGCCCAAAGCCGGAAACCACGGAAGGCCGGGAGGTAACTCTCCCGGCCTTTTTTTTAGAGAGAGAGGATAGTTCCAATGATGCGGAACAGTACGATTGCTACGAATGAGAGAATGGCCACGACTGAGGCTCCTAGGGTTCCAAGGTCTCAGTTTGATTTGTCGCATAATTACACGACCACGATGTCGAAAGACCATGTGTTCCCGATTCTTCATGAAGAGGTTTTACCTGGTGATGTTTTCGATATTTCTATTTCTTGGGTGTCGAGGCTTTTAACTCCTCTGACGCCGTTGATGGATTCTATTTTTGTCGAGGTTCATGGCTTCTTCGTCCCGAATCGTTTGATCTGGGACAATTGGGAGAAGTTCATGCATGCGGATTATGATCCGGAGAATCCGGTTGAGTATTTGATTCCGGTTGTTGATCACAGTGTGTTGACTGCGGTTGAGACCACGTTTTCGTATCTTAAGTATTGGCCTGATCTTCCGTGGGTGAATGCAACGAGTACTTCGAATACTGACAATCCGATCAGTGCGTTGCCTTTCCGTGGTGTGCCGCTGATTTATAACGAGTGGTTCCGTGACCAGGATCTCCAGGCGAAGCTTCCTTGCATCAAGGATGATGGTCCAGACACGGGTGCGGCTGGTAAGAATATGGAGATTTTCAAGACGACGCCGGCGTTCTGGCGATCGAAGAGGAAGGATTATTTCACGACGCTTCGGCCTTGGCCGCAGAAGGGTCCTGATGTTCTTCTCCCGATTGGATCTACGGCTCCTGTTGTTTCTACGGGTGTGGCTCCTCATTTCACGGATGGTACGGCTCTCGATCGCACGCTTCGGTTTAACAATATCGATTCGGTCGTGAACTGGCATGCTAATCCTGGTGTGAATGCGGATGCGGAGTTTGGCACGGTGACTGGCCTCGAGGCGGATCTCGCGAGCGCAACTCCTGTGACGTTCTCGGATTTCCGTGAGGCGGCTGTTCTTCAGCAGATGTACGAAAGGGATGCGCGTGTCGGTACTCGTTATACTGAGCTCTTGGTTGGCCATTTCGGTGTGCAGGCCGAAGACTTTAGATTACAGCGTCCTGAATATATTGGAGTGGCGCGTGCACGTTTGGGGTATCAAAGCGTTACTCAGACATCAGAGACGGGCACTACTCCTCAAGGTAATTTGGCAGCGACGGCGGCGTCGGTTACCTCAGGGAACCGTTTCATCAAGGCTTTTTCTGAGCATGGTCAGTTCTATTTATTCGCTTCAGTGGTTCATAATCAGACTTATCAACAGGGTCTTCCGAGGAAGTATCGCCGTCGGACCCGGAACGATTTTTATTTCCCGTTGATGGCGAATCTTTCTGAGCAGGCTGTTCTCACTTCTGAGATTTTCTATCAGGGTGATGGTGGTACCGAGGATGATGTGGCTCTTGGGTACACTGGTCGTTGGGATGAGTATCGGTGGAAGGAGAATCGTGTTGGTGGTGTCATGCGGTCCAACGATCCGTTGACTTTGGATTCTTGGCATCTAGCTTACGATTTTGCGGATCCTCCTGCGCTGAATGACGCTTTTATCAGACAGGATATGCCTCTTGAGCGCACGATCGCTGTGACTTCGGAGGATGAGATGCTTCTTAATTTCAATTTCAATTTCAAAGCGAC